GGCCGGTATATCCGTCCCAATGGTCCACATGACAGGTCCTCTGGTAGATAAGCTTGTCTCCCATCGGAACACCTGGAAATAGTTTTGAAAGTTCAGCAACAATCTGATTGATGCGTGAACTTTTACCACTTCCGGGTTGTCCAAAGAGACCAATAACAAACGGTTCCATACGGTCGTCAGGATCTTCCTTTGCAGAAAGGTCCTTAAGACGGTTATGGAACACCAAATCTCCTTTCACTCCTCCTCGGTTACGAGGAAAGGCAAAAGAAGCTTTATTAGTCGGAAAATGACCCTTATTGCTACGGTAATAGCGGGCCACATGCTTCCCAAAGGTTCGACCTTTCTCTCGAAGTAAATCAAGAGTTTTAGGTTCAAGCCCTCGGTGAGGCTGACTAAGTTTGTTACGGTGCTCAATCAAGGCATCCATTATGAAATCGTCTGGGACGGTTTCACATAGGACTTTTGATTGGAGACAACTAAAGCAAAAGCGAACAAAATCATCTGTTGACAATTGTTTACGAATCTGTTTTTCTAATCCCGAAGGGAAAAGATCAATAGAAACGCCAATTGGCAATTCAGATTGTTTAAACGCTTTGCTTACCATAAGACAAAGAGAAGTCTTTAAGCACTTGATCATGGCCTTTTCAGAGAGATCCAACCGGGCAAACCCGGAATAGATCTGAACAAATAAAGAAGTAAGCAAGTTTTCACGCTTGTAAACTCTTTTATTGTTTCTAATTCTCTGAGAAGTTCTCATGTCATGGATCTTGAACATTTTCATGGTCAAGAAAAGTGCGTAAGAAATACGTAAAGAGTGGAACACTCGTCGAGAGTTTTTAAATCTCAACGAGAATGTTCCGTTGATAGTGTCAATGGGAATCCCACAACGCTTAGAAAACTGGGCATAAGAAAACTTTTCTTTTAGCCTTTGTTTTTCCAAGTTATAGTGGGTCCTTATTGACTTGTTGGTGTGCTTTCGAATCCTCATATCGAAGTTCTTACTGTTTGTTATAACAGTGATTCCTTCGATATCCTCCACAATGGAGGACTTTGCATCGATAAGATGCAAAAGACTCAAAAGTACTTGGTCTAGTTTGTGTTCACCTAAGAAGTATGCCTTTCGGAAAAAGGCTCCTTCAAAGGTTTCGACATTCAACGATACTCC